AGGACACAGGCACCACGCCTAAGTTCTTCTGGGATGCTTCTACAGAGCGTCTAGGTATCGGCAACTCCGCCCCCACAACTGCCCTTGACGTAACTGGCACAGTTACTGGCACATCGTTTGCATCGACTGGGAACATGACCTTCGGCGACAACGACAAGGCCATCTTTGGGGCTGGCAGTGATTTGCAGATTTATCACGATGGTAGTAAGTCTGTTATAGAGGATGCAGGTCAGGGCAACTTGGCTATTCTTGCTACAGACTTTTACCTAAACAACTCTGCTAACACAGAAAACATGATAACTGCCCTAAATGATGGCGCAGTTAGGCTATTTTATGACGGCGCCACCAGACTCGCCACCACCTCCACTGGCGTTGACGTAACTGGCACAGTGACGGCTGATGGGCTGACTGTGGATGGGGATGGCAGTTTCTCTGGAACAGTCCCTCGACTAACACTTTTTGAAACTGACCTCACTGATGGAAATGCGCAGTTTCTTCTTCAAACTAGAGAGCTACGCCTTGGTTCTGTTACTGATGCTGGAGCTTCATTTACTGATCGTTTCAAAGTAAATGTAGTCACAGGCGACGTCTCCTTCTACGAGGACACAGGCAACACAGTCAAGTTCTTCTGGGACAGTAGTGCTGAGGCGTTGGGCATTGGGACGAGTTCTCCTACAAGCGCCACCCTGCATACTTATTCAAATGCCGATAACAACTACGTTGCTAAGTTTGAACAAGATCACGCAACGGGTTGGGGCGTTCTTATAGATACAGACGGAACAGCTAATGACCCTGCCTTATGGGTTAAAAACGCCACCGACACAATTATGTGGGCAGCACAATCAGGTAACGTGGGTATCGGTACGAGTTCGCCAGCAACTGCTCTCGACGTAACTGGCACAGTGACGGCTGATGGGCTGACTGTTAGCGGTTCACTGCCAAACATCGCTGCTGGCCAATTCACTAATACTGACACGGCAAATGGCAACGGTCTTTTTGTAAAGGGTGGTGGGTCTAATTCTGGAAAATACTCCTTACTCACTCAAAATGGGGCAGGGGCTTCTAGCTTACGTGTAGACGCCAACGGCGATATCAGCTTTTATGAAGCTACGGGGACAACCCCAAAGTTCTTCTGGGACGCTAGTGCTGCGAGTTTGCAACTTGGTGGTGCCCTTATTCTAGATGATAGTGTCGGTCGTATTACACTAGATTCTGTTTCTGGCGCAAACCGTCTCTTGTCCACAACCACGGGTTTCGGCGCTTACGAAGATTTGGAGTTTCGTGCAGACAGTTACCTATTCAAGAATGGCTCCACAACCCGTATGACCATCGACGCAAGCGGTAACGTGCTTGTAACTGGCACAGTGACGGCGGGTGGGCTGACTGTGGATGGAACGTCTCAATTCAACACTGGGGCAGCGGGGATTGCAGAGTTTTTCCATTCTTCAGGTTATGGAGGAATAAAAGTAATAGGTTCAGCTGCGTCATCAAGTGCAACAGTTTATCTGTCAAATGATAAAAACGGTACTCCATTTGATATTTATACCATAGTTGCTAATGGCTCTGATGACAGTTTGCAGTTTTGGTCTGGGGGAAACCCTAGTTCTGGAACAAAACGCTTTAATGCTGCATCTAACGGCGACATCAGCTTCTACGAGGACACAGGCACAACGCCAAAGTTCTTCTGGGATGCTAGTGCTGAGTCGTTGGGTATTGGGGTGGTTCCATCAAACCGCCTAGACATTGAAGCTAACAATGGCAGGGCACGTCTTTTAGGATCGACTGGATACACACTTTTAGACGTACAAAACACTGGTGGATCGTTCACCTTTGGTAAAGAGGGTTCTGCTGGTGGGCAACTCGTCACTGGGGCAGCAGCGTATGACTCAGTAATCGCCAGCCAAGGCGCTGAGCCAATTCACTTAGTTACCAACGCTGCAATACGGGCAACAATTGCCGCAAACGGTAACGTGGGTATCGGTACGGTTTCGCCTAGTGCTAAAATGGGAATAAACGCAGCTGCGCCAGACTTCACATTTCTACAGTCCGATGCTGTTAAGTATAGAATGGGTGTCTCAAATGTAACAAATGGTGGAATAACTGGCTCTGCGTCTGGTGATTACTTTGCTAGAACATCTGGCGGCAAAATGATGTTTAGCACGAATGACGGTGTTACCGCTCATGCAACCATCGACAGCAGCGGTAACGTGGGTATCGGTACAACCAGCCCTGCCTCTATGGTGGGTGGGACAGCCAACACAGCCATTCTAACTGTAGGAGGGGGTGACGGCTCCCTAATCTCTGGAGATAGGACAGGAACTCTTAGCTTTATAACTCAAGACACCACTTATACCGCTACGTTTGCGGACGGCATCTGCGGAGAAGTCGCCTCTGTTTCAGACAGTCCATCTGGTGCATCTTACGCACTTACTTTTAGTACAGGTACGATTGGTGGGACAAACAGGGGTGAGCGTATGCGCATCGACAGCATCGGTAACGTGCTTGTGGGTACTACTGATACAAACCCCGTATCTAGTAACACATCCAGCGGCGTTCAGTTAGGTGATGGACGTATCCGTGCAAGTCGTGCTGATAGGACTGTGCTTGAAGTGAACCGCAAGACATCGGATGGCTCTATTATTGATCTCTACAGAGACGGCGCACCTGTGGGGCGTATTGGGGTCCAGTATTCCACTGACATGGTAATTGGCTCTGGCACATCTGGCGTGTCGTTCTCCTCCACGGGTAATGCTATTGTTCCATCAAACCCATCAGCAGTAAACACGTACAGAGACGCTGCCATCAACCTTGGTTACGCTGGAGGCCGCTTCAAAGACCTCTACCTCTCAGGCGGTGTCTACCTCGGTGGAACAGTAGCAGCCAATAAGCTGGATGATTACGAGGAGGGGACTTGGACTGCTGGCTGCACTGTAGGCTCTTGTGCTGGAGCGAATACTACTTACACAAAAGTTGGTGATCTTGTAACTGTAACGGGCCGTGTAAACACATTTAGCAACATTGGTGTTGCAAGTCAGGTCGTCATCGTGGGTATCCCTTTTGCCGCTTCAGGCGATTGGATTGGCTCTATGATTGCCAAGGAATTAAACCAAATCACTGAATGTTCAGTTTATGCATCTGGCACCAGTCTTACCTTCTATGGTGTGTATTCAGGGAATTATGACCCTCTGCTTCATACAGATTTGAAGGCAGGCGCTGAGATTTACTTTTCTGTAACTTACAAAACCACAGCATAACCCCCACCCCTGTTGGATCACAGGGTAGTCAGGTGGCAACAACGCCACGATAAACACACAGGAGCCTCACATGGCACTTACAGAACGCACTATCATCGACAAATACGAGATCGTCGGTGACTTCAAGCACATCCAATGTCGCCACGCCACAATCATTGAACGTGATGGCGTAGAGATCAGCCGTAGCTTCCACCGCCATGTCATTTCACCCTCAGACGACGTGACAGGGGAGCCACAAGAGGTTCAAGCATTGGTAGCACTGATGCACACCCCAGAGGTCATCGCAGCGTATGAGGCTCACGTAGCCTCGCAATCAGAAGGAACAGTATAATGACCATCACATACACTTGGACTATCCCCACCTGCGAACACGACATCGCAACAGGTGGAATTAATGTAGTACACTGGCGCTGCACAGGCGTTGACGGAGACAACTCTGCGTCATCTTATGGCACAGTGGGCTTAACACCTGACCCATCTGCTGCTGACTTTGTTGCCTACGCAGACGTGACTGAAGCACAGGCTCAAGCATGGGTCTGGGCCAGCGTATCACAAGATGATACGGAAGCTGCTATCGCTGCAAAGATTGATGCGATGGTAAACCCAACTGAAGCCTCTGGAACACCTTGGGCATAACTCTCTAGAAAGGAGATCACCATGACTGCTGAAGATAAAAAGGCTGTTATCACGATCAACGACGTGGACTACACTGAAGACCAACTGACTGACGAGCAGAAGCTGATGATTAACCACATCAACTCACTGCAACAGAAGATTGGCTCTGCGCAGTTTAATCTCGACCAACTGCAAGTAGGCAAGAATGCATTTGTTGACATGCTGACGGCATCGCTGGCAGAACCAGAAGCGTAAGACGCTGCTAAATAACGTGAAAAGAGACTGCCGGTATGGATTTGATGCTTTGGAATATAGTTCTTACCGGCGGTTTAACGGTGGTCAGTTGGTTCGCGAAAACCATGTGGGTAGAGCAACAGCGGCTAAACATATTGTTAAACCGTACACGTGAAGAAGTAGCTCGGGACTATGTTACCAAGGCGGAGGTCCATGCGGACATCAACCGCGTTATTCAACGGCTGGAACAGCTTGACTCAAAGCTCGATCGGCTAATGGAACGAAAGTTGTAAGAATATGGACCCTGCCTCAGTCACCCTTGCGATAGGCGCTGCCAGCAAAGCGTTCTCTGTGCTCAAGCGTGGGTTCGAGGTTGGCCGGGATATCGAGTCTATGCACGGTGACATCCAGAAGTGGATGGGTGCGTCGGCTCAAATCTCCGCGATTGAGAAGTCCACAAAGAACCCAAGTATCGTCACGCGGCTTCTAACTGGCTCTGGCAATATCGAAGCGATGGCTACGCAAGCGGTGCTGGCCCGCAAGCAGATCGAAACTCAGCGCTATGAACTCAAGGTCTACGTGTCGATGGCCTATGGTATAGGGACGTGGGAGGAAATCCTGCGCACAGAAGGCCAAATGCGCAAGCAGCGGCAGGCGGCAATTGAACAACAGCAAGCCTTTTTTGCAAAAGTGTTCCTAGGCGCATCGCTTTTTGTTATAATCGGCGTCGGCGGCGGGTTGCTATACTTTTTCGCAATGTATCTAAAGGGGCTACAACAATGACAAACCTACGAGCAATACTCGGAGCAGTAGCTCCCACACTCGCGACCGCAATAGGCGGTCCTCTGGGAGGCATGGCGCTCAAGCTGGTAGCTGACAAGTTGGGGCTCCCCGAAGCTACTTTAGAGGCTGTCGATGCCGCGGTAACAAACGCCACCCCAGATCAGCTGGCTGAGATCAAGAAGGTCGAGGCTGACTTCAAGGTCAGCATGAAGCAGCTCGACGTGGACTTGGTGAAGATTTCCGCTGCAGATCGAGACAGCGCACGCCGTCGTCACGCCAGTGTAAAAGATATGACACCAACGGTGCTGGCTGTCGGTACGCTGCTTGCGTTCTTCGGTTACGTTGGGGCCGTAACATTCATAGACCACAGTGCCGATCTTGGCCTCATCAACGTCGCCGTAGGTTGGTTGGGCGGCAGTGCTTCTGCGGTTATTAGTTTCTACTTTGGCGCAAGTAACACATCGGAGAAAGACAAATGACCTTCAAACTCTCAGACCGCAGTTTGCGCAACTTGCAGGGCGTTGACGAACAACTGGTCGCAACTGTGAATTTGGCGATAGTGCTGACAAAGATCGACTTCGGTGTGATCTGCGGCCTTCGTACGATGGAAGAACAGCGGGTTCTCGTGGACAAGGGCGCAAGCAAGACCATGCGATCCAAGCACCTCGATGGCAACGCCGTAGACCTGATGGCCTATATCGGTAGCCGTGCGTCATGGGAGCTGAACTTATACGACGATATCGCAGATGCCATGAAGCAGGCCGCGGGTGAGACCGGTGCGGTTCTGCGTTGGGGTGCCGCGTGGCACATCCCCGATATTCGCCAGTGGAACGGTACGATGGAAAATGCTATGGACGCATACATAGACTTACGCCGTAGTGAGGGTAAACGCCCATTTATCGACGGCCCACATTTTGAACTGATGGTGTAATATGCCCCTAAAGAAACTCTTATTGAAGGCTGGCGTTAACCGCGAAAACACTCGTTATACAAGCGAGGGTGGTTGGTACGAATGCGATAAAATCCGTTTTCGTCAGGGTACACCAGAGAAAATAGGTGGGTGGCAGCGCATATCTAACTCCACGTTTCAGGGCGTATGTCGGTCTCTGTGGAACTGGGTAACTCTTGGAAGCCAAAACCTAATTGGCGTAGGCACTAACCTAAAGTTCTATGTTGAGCAGGGCGGTGCCTACAACGACATTACCCCACTACGAGACACCGTAGTCCTCACTAACCCGTTTGAAACCACTCTGGGTTCTCCTATCGTCGTGGTGACTGACGCAAACGGCGGATACGTAGACGACGACTTCGTTACGTTTAGCGGGGCCACGGCCGTTGGCGGGGTTACAGTGTCCGGAGAGTACCAGCTCACCCTCACCACGGTGCCAGACGAATATACTATTGACGTGGGTACCCCAGCTACGAGCACAGCATCGGGCGGGGGAACGGTAACCGCGGTGTACCAGATCAACGTAGGTAGCGCGTTTGCAATACCTCAAACTGGTTGGGGTGCATCGTTTTGGGGCTCCGGTACGTGGGGTATTGGAGCTTCTTCGACTAGCGCTATTCGCCTATGGAGCCAGTCTAACTTCGGGGAAGACCTTATTTTTGGGCCTCGTGGGGGTCCGATTTACTACTGGGACGCCACAAGCGGTACGGGCTCGCGAGGTGTCGAGTTATCTACTTTGGCCGGTGCGTCTGACGTGCCATTATCGCAGCAGCTAATTGAGATATCGGACATTAACCGGTTTGTCTTCGCTTTTGGGGCAAACGAGTTTGGCAGTGCTACGGTTAACCCGATGCTGATCCGGTGGTCTGACCAAGGTAGTGCTGTGGACTGGACGCCGTCTGTGACGTCGCAGGCAGGGTTCCTCACACTCTCCCGAGGCAGTAAAATTGTTGCAGCAAAACAATCCCGCCAAGAGGTGCTCGTGTGGACTGATGCGGCGCTATATTCCCTGCAGTACGTAGGAGCGCCCGTTGTCTGGACCGCGCAGTTAGTTGGAGAGAACATCTCTATCGCTGGGCAGAACGCTGTAGCATACGCCAATGGCACGGCATACTGGATGGGTAAGGACAAGTTCTATAAGTACGATGGCCGCGTGCAGCCCCTACGGTGCGACCTACGCAAGTTTATCTTCGAAGATTTTAACGATCAACAGTACGAGCAGGTCGTTGCAGGTACTAACGAGGCCTACCACGAGGTGTGGTGGTTCTACTGCTCGCAGGACGTCACTCAGAATGACCGCTATGTGGTGTATAACTACATGGAGGATGTGTGGTATTACGGCACGATGTCACGAACCGCATGGTTGGACTCTGGACTACGAGATCGTCCACTGGGCGCCACATACAGCAATAACCTCGTAGAACACGAGTTGGGTGTTGACGACAACGAGACGGGTACGACACTGCCCATACACGCCTACATCGCCTCAGCAGAGTTCGACCTTGATGACGGGCACCAGTTCGCCTTTGTCTGGCGCATACTACCGGACATTCGTTTCGACGGTTCTACCGCGGCGGCTCCAAGCGCCACCATGACCCTGCTGCCTATGGCTAACTCAGGTTCGGGGTACAACGATCCTGCATCGGTCGGTGGTAGTAACAGCCGGGTCATATCCCGCTCCGCGGTGCTACCTATCGAGGCGTTCACTGGGCAGATTTTCACCCGTGTGCGGGGGCGTCAGATGGCCATGAAAGTCGAGTCCACTGGAGAAGGTGTGACGTGGCAGCTCGGTGCCCCCCGCATCGACATGCGACCTGACGGGAGACGATAATGGCACTAATTGTCACGTCGGAAAGCGATATTAACCCCCCAGCGCCTCCAGCGCTTCCGTCGGCAACTGACCAGTACAGCCGGCAGTATCAAGACCAACTCAACAACATCCTACGGCTATATTTTAACCGCGTCGAAGCGATGCAGCGGCGGTTAGACTGGGGGCAGGAGGTAGATTATATTGACTTCGATACTACGTCTGGAGCCGCCCCACATAAGATAGGTAGAGTAGACTGGGACCCTACCGATGCTACTTTGGAAGTGGGCTTGGAGTATGGGGTCGTCCAACAGGTTGGCCAAGAACTGTATGCGCGGGTGCAGAACAGCACAGGTGTGACCATCCCTAACGGGACTGTAGTTGGCTTTGTCGGGGCCACAAACGACGCAATAAGTATTTCTCCGTACCTTGCTGATGGTACGCAGTCCACGCTGTATGCTCTGGGGGTGATGACCCACGACCTGCCCGATTCTGGGCAAAAGGGCTACTGCACTACTTTGGGGTTTGTGCGCGGGGTTGATACGAGTGCGTTCGCACAAGGGGATATAATATATGCGTCGCCCATCACCGCAGGGGCTTTCACCAATGTCAAACCTACTGCACCTGAAAGTGTCGTAGTCCTTGGGTTAATTATGCAGGTGGGCTCCACCGACGGAGTGATATTTGTCCGCCCCGTTATTGAGCAGCAGAAGTCCTACGGCACTTTTTCTAGGAATACGAGCTATTCCCCGGCAGTTGTAAACACGCCGTATGCGATTGCGTTCGGTAGCGTACTGCTTAGTAACGGGGTTACTATAGGCACCCCAGCGTCTCGTATCGTTGTCGCGGGCTCCGGCTTTTACTCCGTATCGGCTTCACTGCAGTATTCTAGCACGAACGCCTCCGCAAAGAATATCTACTCGTGGATACGAAAAAACGGTGTAGATATTCCAGACTCGTCTCGACTTATTGGCATTACTGGCAATGGCGTCTACACCTCGGTGTTTGTCGCGGAGTCAGTATCTATGAACGCGGGGGACTACGTCGAGGTCATGATGGCCGCGACAGACACCGCGGTTGCCCTATCGGCCGTCCCCGCGACAGCTTTCGCCCCCAGCTCACCAGCGGCTAACTTGGTAATCCAACAAATTCAGCTGTAGGCGCATGTGCGCCCGTGGTTGACACGTTCAGCTTCAACAAGGCTAGCTCTTAATTGTAAGTTTTTTGCTTCCCGTGTATACTTACGCCAACAACGCCAACAACGCCAAGAGGGTACCCCATGGAAAACGTAGTAGATAGCAAACAAGAACCACTGCCGGCTCCAACTATCCTCACTATGGTGGCCGGGCAACTTGACCTCGGGGGCGTATCGGAGCAGGCCGCGTTAGTGGGCCTTGCCCACGAAATAAGTATGCCTGACGTAGACTTAGTGCAAGTTGGTAACACAGTATTTGTCGGCCATAGAGGTGTCGGGGCCAACAAGAACAAAGTGGTGGGGCGCGCGTTTAACGTGGATACAGCCCGGAACTACGTAGAGAACTACGTCAAATACCTTAAACTGGTAGAGGATAAAGGAGTAACGCATTACTCTATTGATTTTGAGGGGGAAGCGTTGGTGCCTATTGCAAAAGCTATAGGGAAAAAGTTGCAGGGGGCAGGGGTAGAAGCCTACATGGCTGCGTTTGACGACGATTCTGGGTACCGCGTGTTTTTTAAATTCCCTTCAAATATTAAAGCGGAGTAGCGTACCATGGCGTTTGTAGCAAAAGTAGTCAAGAAAGTGGTCAAGGGAGTTACGAACCTCGTTACTGGGGTCGTGAACGTCGTCGTCGATGTCGTTGATTGGGTTGTTGACGATATTATCGAGCCTGTTGTTAAGGGTGTCGGCAACGTTATTCAATACGCGCTTGACGACCCCATTAAGACTATCGCTACACTTGCGGCTACTTTTGTGTCTGGTGGAGCGTATCTATGGACTATACCACTCATTGAGGGCGCTTCCGTACTCGCTAAGGGGGGCAATATTGGGGACGCAGTTAAGGCAGCGGTCATCTCTTACGCAGGGGGTAAACTCGGCGCTACAACGGGGCAGTGGGCATCCAAGGCAGTAGCAGATGCTGGTGGCTCTGCCATAATGGCAAACATTGTAGGTGCAGGCACTAAGTCGGCGACCACTGCACTTGTGTATGGGCAAGACCCCTTAAAGGCGTTCGCCACCGGCGGCTTGCAGGCCGGCCTCGCTGCGGGTATGGGCAAAATCAGTGAGACTATGAAGGAGCAATACGGCTCCAAGTTTGAAGACCTGCAAGGCGGCGTCAAAGATACGATCTTCGCAGGCCTCGCCGCAGAGCTAGAAGGTGGCAATCTATCTGAAACGCAGTTAGGCAGTATTATTGCCAAATACTCTGGCGTCGGCGACGCTATGAACAACTTTTTAACGGAAAACGCTGGGTTTAGCGACGCTCAAGCGGCTATCCTGACTAACGCCACCACCGCAGCAGTTTCTAAGGCTCTTGCTGGTAACCCCGACGGTGCGGGTGAGGCGTTCTTTGGGTCCATATCGGCTGCGGGGGCGGAGGCACTCAAGACTATTATTGATAAGCCAGTTAACAGGGCCATTGATGAAGTAAGCGGTGCACATGACATCGCCCAAGCCAAAGCAAAAGCGTTGAACGACACTGTAAACGCCGCCAAAAATGCTGCGGACAAGTACAACGCCCTGCAGTCGGGGCTTGCGGGTAAAATCCAAACCCAAGATGGTCTGAAAGCCGCATATGATCGGGCTAACGCCGCGTATATAGCGAAGCCGTCCGAAGCTACCGCCAATGCCGCCAATGCAGCCGCGGACAAGTACAACGACTACGCTTCGGCACTCGAGGTAGACTACAACAAAAACTACAAGAATCAGTTGGCTAGTGCCGAAGCCACGTTCACCACGAACAATGGCAAAATCGAGACCCTACAGAAAGACTACGACGACTCCATGGGGTGGGTGGTCTCTAAGACAGAAGACCTCGACGCCGCATTGAAGCCCATCCTATCCGCTGCGGACAAGGCGGTAGCGCTCACCTTGCGTCCCGGTATCGACGAAGATAAGTACCGTAAACTCAATGGGTTAGACAAAAACGCCGACGTATTCGACCACTATTTAAGGAACCAAGGCAATGCGCAGGTCTTTGACCCAAAAGACCTTGGTGACAAGTATTCGTACGACGCTGCAACCAATCGCTATTTTGTAGAGACTCCCGGCGGTCGGCAGGAAGTAGACCCCTACGCTGAGTCTATGGCCGGAGCCAAAAGCTACGATGCTCCGACAATGTCCGCACTGCGCGAAAAAGTAGCCCCGGTAGAGTTCTTGGGGCGCATCACTGCAGACATGGCTAACATCCTCGGCGATGAAGCACCGCAGGGTGGGGTTATTCTTCCAGTGCATTTTAAGGCACTCAAAGACGCTGGGTATAACGTCACCCCTTACCGTGATCCCACGCTGGGTAAACTCGTAGACGGCACTGTCGAATACGATGACATGGTGCAGGATTTTGAGGCCTACAAAAAGCGTATCGGTGACGAAGACCTAGCTATGTCTCTTACGGTGTATGACCGCGAGTATGGCGTAATGTCTCAGCCAGTTGCATACACAGGTAAGACGTTCACACTAGACGGCACGACACCGATAACCCGTGAGATACAGAACGTCATAAAAGAAGCCGGTGGGTACGACGACGCGTACATGCAACGGTATTTTCCGGTCGGTGACATGCTGGACTCCAGAGAGCAGGGGATGCTGCCTCCGGAGGTAATTGATGCGTTCTACGATGCGGGGTACACTCCGCCGGAATACAAAGCCATGGATGCGGTGTCCCAGAACATCGTGAATAAGGTCTATACTAAGGATAGCCCCTACGATTTTGACAACCCTGGCGACCTGCTAAAGGATACTGTTGGGCTCGGCGTCCGTGCGATCGGACAGCTAGCCGAAACATTCAACTATGCGAACGTTGCCTCAAACTGGCTAGGCACGTCTGACCTAGACATACCGAACACGTGGCTCGGCAAAGCGGCTACCTTCCTAGAGAAAACTGGGATGGACATGCACTCGCCGCAGTATCAAGAGGCGTTAGCGGACTACAACCAAGGATACACAGACGCCCGTTCAAACACGGCTGCTGAATACCGCGCGGAATATGTTGCCAAGTCTGACCTTCGTGGCATGTCTAAAACCGAGCTTTCTGAATTTAACGCCGCTGCGGATGCCTACGCAGAAGAGAAGGCCAACAGTTTTGTCGGTGGTGCCAAGACGGTTTTTGGGGGCATAGCTAACGCCCCCGGCATGTTCTTTAACGAATTTATTGCCTCCGAGGTTATGCAGGAGCTCCCGGTACTTGGAGCAGGGTTGTGGGTTAAAAGCGGTTCGTTAGCTATCTCCAAAGCCGCGGGCAAAGAGATAGCCGAGTCCTTGGCAACAAAATTAGGTGTTGGGGCTGGGGTAGTACTAGACTTCATAGAGGCTTTTGGGGGCGGCGCACAGCAAGGGGTAGACGTAGCGTACGAGTCGTACATCCGCATGAACATGCGAGATGGTATGGACCCACCACAGCGGCAGCAAGTAGAGGCCGACGCTAGAGAATACGCACAAAACGCCGGGATGCTCGGTGGCGTGACAAACATGATGATCACTGGGATCACCATGGGGTTAATCAACGCAAACAGCTTCGAAAAGTTAATAACGAAGGCGAGCAACGCAGATTCTACCGCCTTTAAGAGGTTTGTTGATGGCGTAGAGGCGGTTGTAAAAGAATCCGGTCAGGAGGCCGCGGAAGAAGGTGGTACCGCAGCGGCAGTCGGACTGTGGGTTGGTAGAGATGACCCGTCAGTTTTGGCGTCACTTCCTGCGGACATCTCTCAGGGAGCTATCCTTGGGGGCCTTGCTGGTGGAGGTACCGCGGGCTCATTAGTCCTCGGAGAAAATGTTTTCCAGAGCACTGGGAACCCCGTAACAGATATGTTGATCCGCACAAGCCCTACTGTACAGAACCTTGTGTATCCAGAGTATGCCCCTCCCGGGACTACCACAGCCACGCATAAGAACCCCGACGAGTTAAAAAAGGCTCTGCAGGGTATGGGTATTTCAGACACCGAGGTGCTGAATAACCTGCTGAACACGACTTACGACGCTCAGTTTGTCACTACGACTGAAGCGGGCGATATGTTCGTCAAGGCGAATCCGGGGTTTACACCTACAGATGCAGAGATCGCCAAGTTTGCGGGCACACGGGACGAGGCTAAACTCGCTGCAGATGTTGCAGCATACGTAGACCCACGGTTCTTGGATGCAGACGAGGTAAAGGCAGCGGCCTTCGCAGAGGGTATCACACTCACTGATGAGCAGGCTGACGCGTACGTTGGTCGGAAGAACGAAAACTCCGCGGTCACGAGCATCAGAAAAGAGTACGATCCGAAGGCAACGTCGTACGCGGAAGCAGAAAAGTTCTTCAGCGACCTTGGGTTCACCCCCACGAAGGCGCAGATCGACCAGTTTGTCGGCGCTAAACCCGAAAACACACAAAAGACCGCTATCAACGCGTACGTGGACCCCCGTCAGGTTACAGAGGCCGAAGCCCGTAAGTTCTACGAAGACCTCGGGTACACTCCCACGAAACAAGAGCTCGCCCAGTTTGTAGGTCAGGGCGGTAGTAGTTTCGAGAAAACTGCTCCAAAGCGCGTTGAGACCTACGTTGACCCACGTATGGTTGACGCCAATGAGGTTAGCGCAGCCTATGCGGACTTGGGACTGTCTCGCCCAACCGATGCGGATATCCAGTCTTTAATCGGGCAGTATATGGAGACCGACCTTACCGGCAGGGCAGAGGAAAACCTACCCACTGCACGCTACAACTCTATCATGGAGATTCTCGACAACTTTACCGGAGAAGTCGGCGTATCTGATGAGATGAGAGAGGCGCTGGAGACTGTCAAGGGCGACATGATTGACGCGCTTGGTGATCTTGGGCTTGAAGTGGCAGCTATTGACCGCGCGGTCACCGATGTAAAAGCCGCGGTGGATGCCCTGCCGGTAGGGGCTAGCCCGGAAGACGTAAGCGCGGCTATCAACGACGCCATATCGGGCCTTGAGAATCTATCCGCAGAAGACGTGAACACTGCGATAACCACAGCTCTTGGGGATATGAACAACCTGTCTGCGGATGACGTGCAAGGTATTGTAGACGCCGCCACAGGAACCCTCGAGGGGGCAATATCCGAGCTAGAGACAGACCTCACTAAGCTGATTGAGGATAACGCAGGTGATGTCGACACTGCCCTAGCCGAGCTGGCAGCAGACCTTGGGACTACCGAGGAAGCGCTCCTAGCAGAACTCGACACTACTAAGGAAGCGTTGTCAGACCAGTTCACCGCAGGCTTGTCGGCGCTAGAGACAGACCTCACTAAGCTGATTGAGGATAACGCAGGTGATGTCGACACTGCCCTAGCCGAGCTGGCAGCAGACCTTGGGACTACCGAGGAAGCGCTCCTAGCAGAACTCGACACTACTAAGGAAGCGTTGTCAGACCAGTTCACTGCGGGCTTGTCGGCGCTAGAGGAAGACATTGGTGGAGTGGCTACGGGGGTAGACGACCTTGCGGCCCTTGTCGAAGAATACGAAGCATCAGGTGTAGACCGTGACACCGCTATGTCGTTGGCCCTTGAGCAGCTGTCCACCGAGCTAGGTCAGACGGAAGCGGACATACT